CCTCAAACTCCCATTGCGTGATGGGGATATCGAGCGCGACGACGATGCCTACCAAGGTGCCATGTTCGTCAACGCTAACTCCACTACCCAGCCCGGCATCGTGGACGCGAACGTGCAGCCCATTATTGAACGCTCGGAGATGTACTCCGGTGTCTACGCACGCGTCACCCTGAGCTTCTACGCATTCAACACCAATGGGAATAAGGGCGTGGCCTGCGGACTGCGGAACATCCAAAAGATTCGCGATGGCGAACCGCTGGGCGGCCGCGTGAGTGCGGAGAGCGAGTTCACGCCGTTCACCGACCCATTCGCCACCCCTCCTGCTGGTGGGGATGACTTCCTGTCCTAACCAGTAATCCAACCCAAGTGTGAGGGGCATCAGAAGAGACAGGCAAGCTCCTGGTGCCCCTCACCTGTGCACAGCCCCTTGGAGCCAACCAATGACCACAAACCACACATCCCTCACCCTCGACATCGAAACCTTCAGCGAAATCAACCTGGGTAAGGCTGGCATGTACCGCTACGCCCACGATCCATCCTTTGAACTGTTACTGCTCTCATACGCCTGGGACGCCGGCCCAGTACACACCATCGACATCGCCTCGGGTGAGTCAATACCCGCTGACGTACTGGCTGCACTTGATGACCCGGGAATCACGAAGTGGGCGTTCAACGCTGCCTTCGAGCGCACCTGCCTCTCCGCATATTTCGGAAGGCAGTTGCAGCCTCATGGGTGGCGGTGTCACATGGTCTGGGCCGCAGCCCTCGGACTCCCGCTCTCGCTGGACGGCGTATCCAAGGCACTCAAACTAAACGCCGGGAAACTCGCTACCGGCAAAGACCTCATCCGGTTCTTCTCCGTCCCAGCCAAACCCTCACTACTCAACAACGGCCTAACCCGAAACCTCCCCGGTCACGCACCAGACAAGTGGGAGCAGTTCAAGACCTACAACGCCAGGGACGTGGAAGCAGAGCTCGAACTGCACGCCAAACTCTCACCGTTCCCGTTGCCTGAGCAGGTGTGGCGCGAGTACTGGGATGACCAGACAATCAACGACCGTGGCATCCACCTGGATTTAGATTTGGCCAGTGCGGCGATTGAGCTCGATAAGCAGGTGCGGGACAAGAACCTCGCCCGCTCAAGCCAGCTCACTGGCTTGGATAATCCGAACTCGCCGTTGCAGCTCAAAGACTGGGCCAGTAAGCGCGGCATCACCATGGGATCGATGGGTAAGCAAGAAGTCCAAGACACCCTCGAAGCCACCACCGACCCGGTAGTCAAAGAAGTCCTTGCGCTGCGCCTAGAGCTCTCGAAGTCTTCGGTGCGTAAGTACGAGGCGATGACCACCAGCGCCAACACGAAAGATCACCGGGCGCGGGGGTTGATGCAGTTCCACGGTGCCGCCCGCACCGGACGCTGGGCAGGCAGGTTGATCCAAGTGCAGAACCTGCCGCGCAACTACCTACCCGACCTCGACGCCGCACGCGCCCTGGTCAAAGAGCGCAACCTAACAGCACTGGAAATGCTGTACGACTCCGTACCTGATGTCCTCTCCCAACTGATCCGCACTGCGTTTATCCCACGGGAGGGGTGTGAGTTTATTGTTGCCGACTACTCGGCTATTGAAGCCCGCGTGATCGCTTGGCTCGCTGGTGAAGACTGGCGGCTGGATTTGTTCAAGCGGGGTGGGGATATTTACTGCCAGTCTGCTTCCCAGATGTTTGGTGTTCCGGTTGAGAAGCATGGGGTGAATGCGCATTTACGGCAGAAGGGGAAGATCGCAGAACTCGCCTGTGGATACGGCGGCTCCATCGGCGCGCTAGAAAACATGGGAGCCCTCCGCATGGGTTTGTCCGATGATGAGCTGCCTGGGTTGGTGAGTGCGTGGCGGGAAGCCAACCCCTCGATCGTGGAGTTCTGGTGGGCAATCGACCAAGCAGCCCAGCAAGCCCTCACCACAAGACGCCCCGCCACGACTCATAGCATCACTTTCACCCGGCAGGCCGGAATCCTCTTCTGCCAACTCCCATCAAGACGCCGCCTGGCATACCCAGGAGCCACCATCACCACTGGCAGGTTCGGCCGCGACGTCATCACCTACCAAGGCCAAAACACTGCTAAACGCTGGGACTGGATCGAAACATACGGACCCAAACTCGTGGAAAACATCGTCCAAGCAACCGCTCGGGATTTATTGGCCCACGCGATACACAGAGTGGAGGCCAAAGGATGGCCGGTGGTCATGCATGTCCATGACGAACTCATCATCGAAGTCCCAACCCGAACCGTCACCGTCGATGAAATCGCCAATGCAATGTGCCAAGCACCAGCCTGGGCTGCTGGTTTGCCGCTGGATGCTGATGGTTACCGGTGTGATTACTACATGAAGGACTGACCGGAAACAGTTTGCGTATCGGGGGTTATAAACCGGCCCTGCTGGAAGCCCTCCTGGTAGAGCCGGTACGCCCAATCCTTTTTCTGTTGTCTAGGTGCTGGCTCTAGAAAGGAGCCAGCATGGCTACCACGAACGCTTTGCAGGTCTTTAACCATGAGGCATTCGGAACCATCCGCACCACCATCGAAGAGAGCGGACAGATCCTGTTCTGCGGGAAAGATGTTGCCACCGCACTCGGATACAGCAACACCAAGGATGCGCTAGGGCGTCACTGCAAGGGGGTCGTGAAACGCTACCCCCTTGAAACCCCTGGCGGCACACAGCAAATCCGCTTCATTACTGAGCCTGACCTTTACCGTCTGATTCTGTCTTCACATTTGCCGGCTGCGCAGCGTTTTGAGACCTGGGTGATGGAAGAAGTCCTACCCAGCATCCGCCGCCACGGCATCTACGCCGTTGACTCTCTTTTGGATAACGATGATTTCTTGCAGGCCGCGATCGAGCATCTGCGCGCCGAGCGAATGGCCCGCCTGGCAGCCGAACAGGCCCTAGCCGAGGCCGCACCTAAAGCCTCCTACTACGACGTCGTCTTAGCCTCGCCTTCGCTAGTGACAATGACCGCGATCGCTAAGGACTATGGGCTCTCAGCCAAGAAACTCAATGCGCTGCTGGCCCAAGCGAAAGTGCAGTTCAAGCAATCGGGCCAGTGGTTCCTCTACGCCCACCACGCCAACAAGGGCTACACCCAGTCCAAGACATTCACCCTGCCTGATGGGCAGGTGCGGATGCACACCCAGTGGACCCAAGCCGGACGGCTGTTCATCTATGACCTACTGAAAAACCGTTTCGGCATCCTGCCCGTCGTCGAACAGGCCCAGACTGCCATCGAGAGTGGGGATGCCAAATGAGCACCACCCGCATCCAAGGCACCTCGCTTGGTGAGCTGATGGCTGCTGCCGGTATCGGCATCGAAACCACAAACGCCGAGGGCTACCCTGACTCGACCACCTTCCAGGCACTGCGCCGGGTTCAGCGAGCTGAGTTTGGTTACCGGCCACTGACCTACATTTGCTCACCCTACCGAGGAGACGTGGAAGCCAACACAGAACTGGCCAGGCAGTTGTGCGCCCTCGCAGTGAAGCGCAAAAAGATCCCTCTGGCTCCACACCTGTTGTTCCCACAATTCATGAACGACCAGGTGGAATCTGACCGGGAGTTGGCGATGTTCATGAACCGCATTCTGCTGGGCAAATGCGAATCCCTGTGGGTCTGGGAAGAAGACATCAGTGCCGGGATGCGCCTGGAAATCGAATGGGCATCCCTCTACAAGCACCCCTTGCCGGTCACTTACATCAACCACAGCGACCTAATGGAGGTAACGCTATGAACCCCATGACCATGTACGCCTCCCAGGTTTGCGGGCAAGCATCCAACACCCACTACCCACACCAACATGTTGTGGCCAGCCTTGATGACCTCAAAAGCGTTGTGGCCTTCGATCATGTGGTCGCTGAGTATGAGGGTGGCCAGCGTGGTAACTCCCGCTTCCTGTCCTCCAACTGCCTGGTGATGGACGTCGACAACGACCACACTGAGAGCCCCACTGAGTGGGTGACCCCAAGCCGCCTAGCCGAACTCATGCCCGGTGTGCCCTTCATGGCAGCCACCAGCCGGAACCACATGAAACCCAAAGGCGCCAGTACTGCTCGGCCGAGATTCCATGTCTACCTACCCATCAACACCACCACGGATGCGGAAGCCTACGCTGCATTGAAGCGTCAGCTCGCTGCACAGGTACCGGTGTTCGACTCGAACGCGCTGGACGCTGGGCGATTTATCTACGGCAACCCCGATGCGAAAACCACCGCTATCGAGGGTGAGATCCTGGTCGATGAATGGCTGGCCCGTGACCTGTTCGCTGAGTTCGACCAAGCCTCCACCCTGATCAGTGAAGGCAGTAGGAACGCGACCCTGTCCAGGTTCGCCGGTCGGGTGCTGATCCGTTACGGCAACACCGAGCGCGCCCGAGAACTCTTCGAACAGAAAGCCTCACTGTGCGACCCGCCCCTGCCTGGTTTTGAGGTGGAGCAGATCTGGGTCTCAGCCACCAGGTTTGCTCATCATGTTTCTTCTCAGGATGGGTATGTGCCGCCTGAGCAGTACGCCGAAGGGGCATGTTCATTGAAGCCTGGTGATTATTCGGATGTGGGGCAGGCTGAGGTGTTGTGTCGTGAATACGGGCATCTACTCAAGCATTCTCCGGCCACGGACTTTGTTACCTACAACGGCTCCTTTTGGGAAGAATCCGAACCACGCGCCCAAGGCATGAGCCAAAACCTTACCGGCCGCCAACTCGACGAAGCCCTCATCGCGGTCGCTGACGCAAAAGAAGGCATGAACCAAACCGGTGCAACCGGCTTGCTGGTGGCGATGAGTAAAACCAAAGCGATTTCCGCGATGAACCCCGCCCAGCGTCAAGCCTGGCAGGCTCACGAGGATGCGATGGAGTATTACAAGTTTGCTCTCAAACGCCGTGAATCGCGTGGAGTGGCTAACGCGCTACGAGAAGCTCGGCCGATGCTGCAAATCTTGCCCACCGATCTCGACGCCGACGCGTTCCTCATCAACACGCCCTCAGCAACCTACAACCTCATCGAAGGCATGGGCTCGGCGCGTGGCCATGACCCAGCAGACCTGATCACCAAACAAACCAACGTCGACCCCAACAAGGACGGACAGGATATCTGGGAGCAGGCTCTAGTCACCTTCTTCCAAGGCGACCGTGAGCTGATCGACTATGTGCAGCGCATCGTCGGCCTGGCGGCTTTCGGCAAAGTCATGGTCGAAGCCCTCATCATCGCCTACGGAGACGGACGCAACGGTAAATCCACGTTCTGGAACACCATCGCGAGGGTGCTCGGCTCCTATGCCGGGAACCTCTCAGCGGACGTGCTCACCATCGGAGCCAAACGCAACGTCAAACCCGAACTGGCCGAAGCCAAAGGCAAACGCCTCCTGATCGCGGCCGAGCTCGAAGAAGGCATGCGGCTGAACACCTCGAACGTCAAACAACTGTGTTCGACTGACGAGATTTATGCGGAGAAGAAATACAAGGCTCCCTTCGCATACACCCCAACCCACACGCTCGTGCTCTACACCAACCACCTACCCAGGGTCGGTGGCATGGACCCAGGCATCTGGCGCAGGCTCATCGTGATCCCGTTCCAGGCCCGCATCGAAGGCAGCCAGGACATTAAGAACTACGCCGACTACCTCTACAACCATGCTGGTGGAGCGATCCTGGCCTGGATCATGGAAGGCGCACGCCGGATCCATGCTGAGGGTTTCCACCTGACCCACCCGCGTGTGGTGGCTGAAGCGATCGGGGCGTATCGGGATAACAACGACTGGCTCACCCCGTTCCTTGATGAGCGCTGCGAGGTCGGCGAAAACCTGAGCGAAGCCTCTGGGCGGGTCTATTCGACCTACAGGGCTTTCGCAGCAGAGCGAGGAGAGTACGCCCGCTCCACCACCGACTTCTACGAAGCCCTCGAACAACGAGGGTTCGGCAGGTACCGAAACAGTCGCGGCAAGTTCATCAAAGGCCTATCCCTACGCAGCGACTTTGACCCCGCAAGCACCAGTTTTTGAGAGCCGAGTGCCGCTCTATGCCACTTTCTTCTAGGACTTTCCATATAGGGATAAAAAATACAAACCCTATATAAAAGTTCTAGAACGGCACAGCATAGACCAGCACACCAGGCTCCAAGACCACAAAGAATCTTGGAGACACAATGAAAGAACAACAACTAGAAACCCGCCTATGTCGGGCTATTCGCCGCATCGGCGGCATCTGCTGGAAATTCACATCCCCCGGCCTGACGGGCGTCCCAGACCGCATCTGCCTCCTGGGCGGACGGGCAGTGTTCGTCGAAGTCAAAACCACCGGCAAACACCCAAGGCCCCTACAACTCGCCCGCATGCGTGAACTTGAGCGTCAAGGCTTCACCTGCATCGTCCTCGACCACCCTGACGGGATCCAGGAGGTGTGCGATGCTCTACAAGCCGCATAACTACCAGCAAGTCGCCATCGACTTCGTCGAAACCCACCCCATCGCAGCCCTCCTGCTCGAAATGGGACTTGGCAAAAGCTCCATCGCCCTAACCGCGATCTGGAACCTCATGTACGACTACTTCGAAGTCCAGCGTGTGCTGGTGGTGGCTCCATTGCGGGTGGCAAGGGATACCTGGCCAGCAGAACAACAGAAATGGGACCACCTAGCCGGGCTGACGATGGCAGTAGCCGTCGGACCTGAGGCCAAACGCCTCCAGGCACTTCAGGCTGGGGCTGATGTGACGGTGATTAACCGTGAAAACGTCACTTGGCTTGTTGAGCGCTCCGGTGTGGAGTGGCAGTGGGACATGGTCGTGATTGACGAGCTGAGTTCGTTTAAGAATCATCAGGCCAAGCGCTTCCGCTCCCTCCTCAAAGCCCGCCCGCATGTCAAACGCATCGTGGGCTTGACTGGGACACCGGCCGCCAACGGACTCGAAGACCTCTGGGCGCAGTTCCGGCTGCTGGACATGGGTGAGCGGCTTGGTCGTTACATTACGCATTACCGGCGTGAGTTCTTCGACCCCGACAAACGAAACGGCATGCAGGTATTTAGTTATCGTCCGAAGCCGGGTGCGGAAGACGAGATCTACAAGCGCATCAGCGACGTCACCATCAGCATGCGGACCTGTGACCACCTCACCTTGCCAGAGGTCACCTACAACACCATTGACGTGGCCATGGGCGATAAGGGCCGGCGGGCTTACGAGCGGATGCTCAAGGACTTGGTGTTGGAGCTGGAGGACACGGAAGTGACGGCGGCTAACGCCGCAGCACTATCTGGGAAGCTCACCCAGATGGCATCCGGTGCGCTCTATGACGAGGACGGCAACTGGCACCTCGTGCATGACGCCAAGTTGGACGCGTTGGAGGATTTGGTTGAGGCAGCGAATGGGAAGCCAGTGTTGGTGGCTTACTGGTTCACCCACGACCTTGAACGCATCCAAGCCCGTTTCCCAGAAGCGAGGCTGCTCAAAACAGGCGCGGACATGGACGCGTGGAACAACGGCGACATTCCGCTGGCGCTGATCCACCCCGCCTCCGCTGGTCACGGCCTGAACCTACAAGCGGGCGGCTCGACCCTGGTGTGGTTCACGCTCACCTGGTCGCTCGAGCTCTACCAGCAAACCAATGCTCGTCTGCACCGGCAGGGACAGCGGGAGCCGGTGGTCATCCACCACCTCGCTGTCAAGGACTCGATTGACCAAAAGATCCTTGCCGCCCTGGCGGTTAAGGACACGACACAGGCCGCGTTGATTGACGCGGTCAAAGCAACCATCACCACAATCCCGATCATGGAAGGAGAGGACCGATGACTGCTGTTCTCGGTACTGACATCACCTGGAAATACGTCGACCGTCGCGCGGCAGCCATCAATGCTCTGCGTGATTTTTCGACCATGCAAACCATCATCGACACCACCGACGACGACCTCAAAGCCATCGCCGAAGACATCCCCAGCATTTCCAGCCCGGCGGTGGACGGACGTCCAATTGCCCCGTTTAATCCTCATGCTCACGAAGACCGAATCGTGAAGCATTTGGAGCGGATTGATAACCGCCAGCGCCGTTATCTCCAGGCTAGGGACTACATGGACTGGTTCTTACCGGCCTGGGCGGCCTTGTCAGATGATGAACGCTGGATGCTCGAATCCTGTTATCTCGGTGAAGACACCATGCAAACCGATGCGATTATTGCCATCTGCGATCGCTTCCACATCGAACGCTCCAGTGCTTACAACAAGAAGAACCGAGCACTAAACCACTTTGCGACCCTCCTGTACGGGAGGTGAACGACCGTGGGTGAGTAGAATCGCGGACGCATTTGCGCTTACAGACCCGCTATACTGTAAGTACTTGAAAATGTATCCGGAGCCCCCGCTAGCAATCCTCGTGACTGGTCGGGGGCTCCGGCGTTCCCGGCATCGTGAAGGGTGGTGAGCACTAGTGCCTCGTCGACCGAAGACTCCGTGCCGTTGGCCTGGCTGCCCAGCACTCACCGATGACCGCTACTGCGAAGTCCACGCTAAGGAAGCCGATACCAACTACCGGCGCTTCGAGCGTGACCCCGAGATCAACAAACGCTACGGCAGTGCCTGGCGGAAGATCCGTGCGCAGTATGTTGCCAAGCACCCGCTGTGTGAACAGTGCGAGAAGGAAGGACGCCTCACCCCGGTGGCTGAGGTTCACCACATCCGCCCCCTATCCCACGGCGGCACCCATGACGAGTCCAACCTCATGTCGCTGTGCAAGCCCTGCCACTCGAGGCAGACGGCGTTGGATGGTGACCGGTGGCGAAATACCGGGTCTGCCGGCTCCCAGGTCTACACCTACTGACGAACATCAGGAGCATCTCGGGGCTCTGGACCCTGGCCCCACTCTGGGGGGGGGGCGGTCAGGATCTCTGGGGCTGTTCGGGGTTTCAGCGGGCGGGGCCAACCGTGCGCAAAACCGCCGAATCAAACGGGGTATTGACCCCTTCACGCCCTCCACACCAGGGCACGATGCCCCAGGAAGGAGGCGAGACCATGGCCAAAGACGGCACCAACAGGGGCGGACGCAGGGTGCGCGCTGGGGCGAAGCCCGAGGCGCTTTCCGACAAGCTCGCCTCAGGTCGCCCCGCCACCCGGCTCACGACACCTGCCGAGCTCGATGTGTTCGACCTGGACGGCACCGACATCGGCGATGGTGCGCTGCTCGCAGGCGAGCCGATGCCAGAACCCGGCGAATATCTGTCGGCTGAGCAGCGTGACGGCCAACCGCTCGGCGCGGATTTGGTCTACCGGGAGACGTGGAGCTGGCTGGATGAACGTGGTTGCACCGAGTTCGTCTCCAAACGGCTCATTGAGCAGTACGCGCAGGCGTTCGCCCGCTACATCCAGTGTGAGCAGGCGATTTCCAAGTTCGGTCTGCTCGGCAAACACCCCACCACGGGAGCTGCGATCGCCAGCCCGTTCGTGGCCATGTCGCAGTCGTTCGGCAAGCAGGCCAACGTGTACTGGTACGAGATCTTCGACATCGTACGCGCCACCTGCACCACCGACTACTCCGGCACCACACCAGGCGATGAGGTCATGGAGCAGCTGCTCAAAGCCTCCTCCTAACGCCCCGCGACCCCTTGTTTCGTTTCCTGCCTGCCCGGCACCCGGGCGGGCTTTCTTGTTGTTCGCTTTTGTGAAAGGAGCCCTCCGCGTGTCTGTAGTGCGAAGTGCTGAATCTGTGTGTATCGGCCACCCCGACAAGCTGTGCGATCTGATCGCAGACCACATCCTCGATGACATCCTCACCCTCGACCCGACGGCACGCGTGGCCGTTGAGGTCATGGCCACCGGCAGGCGCATCATCGTCACCGGCGAGATCACCACCACCATCCGGCCGCAGCTGCGCGCCTGCACGCGGGAGGCGCTGCGACGGGCCGGGTACAACCCGAACCGGTTCCTCATCTACGTGTGGGTGCGCCGACAATCCGCCGACATCGGCGCAGGCGTCACCACCTCCATCGAGGCGCGTGCGGGTGACGAGTCGGCGTATGCGAGCCTGGGGGCGGGCGATCAGGGCACCGTCTACGGGTACGCCACGAACGAGACGCCCCAGCGCCTGCCGCTGCCGCTCGTGCTCGCCCACGAGATCTGCCGCCGCCTCGATACAGCCCGCACCGACGGCACCATCCGTGGGATCGGCCCCGACGGCAAATCCCAGGTCAGTGTGGTCTACGACGAGCTGGGCACCCCGGTCGGCATCGACACCGTGATCGTCTCCATCCAGCACGATGCGAACAAAGACACAGGTGTTCTTGAACGGGAGGTGCGCACGCTGGTCGTCGCTCCCGCTATCGAGACGCACCTGCCCGGTGCCACGGCTGAGCGCGTGTTGGTCAACCCGTCGGGACGGTTCGTCACAGGTGGCCCCACCGCTGATACCGGGCTGACCGGGCGCAAGCTCATGGTCGACACCTACGGTGGGCTCGGCCCGCACGGCGGTGGCGCGTTCTCGGGTAAGGACCCCTCCAAGGTCGACCGGACGGGTGCGTACATGGCGCGCCTGATCGCGAAAACCGTGGTGGATGCGCGCCTGGCCGAAGAATGCCACGTCGCTATCTCCTATGCGATCGGTAAGGCCGACCCGGTCGCGTTCCACATCGACACCTTCGGCACAGGTCAGCACTCGGACTGGCTGCTCACCGACGCCGCCCAGGCGATCTTCCCGCTGCGACCGGCCGCGATGATCGAACGCCTCGGCCTTAGAGCCCCCATCTACGCGAAGCTTGCCACCTGCGGGCACATGGGCCATGGCCTGAGCGAGTGGGAATGGACACTGCCATATGCCGACAAGCTCAAGACGGAGGTGACCCGCCGTGCTCATCAAGCAGCTACCCATCAGTGAGCTCAAGCCCGCCGACTACAACCCGCGTAAGGACCTGAAGCCCGGGGACGCGGACTACGAGAAACTCAAGCGGTCGCTGACCGAGTTCGGTTACGTCGAGCCGGTGATCTACAACCACACCACCGGCCACGTCGTCGGCGGCCACCAGCGCCTGAAAGTACTCGCTGACCTGGGCCACACCGATGTTGACTGCGTGGTCGTCGAACTGGACGAGACCCGCGAAAAGGCCCTGAACGTCGCATTGAACAAGATCAGCGGCGACTGGGATGAATCCAAACTGGCCCTGCTCATCGCCGACCTGGACGCGGCCGACTTTGATGCCGAGCTCACCGGCTTCGACGATGACGAAATCCAGGCGATGATTGGTTCCCTCGACGATGACGAGGTCACCGACGACGGCTTCGATCTCACGAAAGCGCTCGAGGCCGCATCATTCGTCCAGCGCGGCGACATTTGGACTATCGGCAGGCACCGGCTGGTCTGCGGGGATGCCACCAACGCAAACGAGGTCGCGGTGCTCATGGATGGCAAGAGCGCGAACCTGGTGCTCACCGACCCGCCCTACAACGTCGCCTTCGAGTCCTCCGACGGGCTCACGATCAAGAACGATGCGATGAAGGCCGACTCCTTCTACGAGTTCCTACTCGTCGCGTTTACCAACATGGCGGGTGTCCTCGACAAGGGTGGGTCGGCGTATGTGTTCCACGCCGACACCGAAGGGCTGAACTTCCGCAAAGCGTTCATCGACGCCGGGTTCAAACTCTCCGGCTGCTGCATCTGGGTCAAAGACTCCCTCGTGCTGGGACGCTCACCGTACCAGTGGCAGCACGAACCCGTGCTCTACGGGTGGAAGCAAGGTGCCAAGCACAAGTGGTTCGCTGACCGGAAACAGACCACGATCTGGAACTTCGCCAAGCCCCGCAAAAACAGTGACCACCCGACCTCCAAGCCGCTGGACCTGCTGGCCTATCCGATCCACAACTCAACCCAAGCAAACGCGATCATCCTCGACACCTTCGCTGGCAGCGGTTCGACGCTGATGGCCGCCGAGCGGACCGACCGCATCGCGTATTGCATGGAGTTGGACGAGAAGTACGCCTCGGTGATCCTGCGCCGCTACGCCGAGGCGACCGGGGACGCGGCCGGGATCACCTGCCAGCGAGGCAACACTCAGTACACGTATCTGGATCTGGTCAAACAGGTCGACCGCGACCGCGAATAAAACCCCACACTATGCAGGGAAAACAGGGGCGTGAAAATGGGCCGTTGATGAGGGCAAAAACGACTGGATAAGCGGAAAAACGTATGGCTGTATGTACATGACCGAAAGCACCCCCACACCTGGGGGAATCGAGCGAAAAGGACTGGTCATGAGTGAATTACACATCGAAATCAGCGAGCTCATCGCAGCCGGAGTCAACGTGTACGACCCCGAGGAAACCCTGCGGGTTGCCAGAGCTCGCGGCTACCAGCTGGTGGTGCGCGTGATCGAGTGTGACCCGAAGCGTTTCCTCAGCATGGTGGCCGCCTGGTTCGAGAAGGAGGTCGTGGCATGAGTATCCTTGCCTTCACCCCGCACAAAACGGGCAGGAAAAAGCTCGCCCAGCTTCTCGCCGATCACCTTGGTGTCAAGGCCACCTATCTGGGCACTCCCTCGTTTGCCTACCAGATAGGAGACGCCACGCTGGATCGGGACTGGACCCTCTACCTGCCAGATGGCATCGAGGCGCAGGCCGTGCTCGAGTCCGCACACAAGGCGGGCTTTGCCACCACCGACCCGGGCGAGGTGGCGTTGACGGTCACGATGCCCACGCCCGGGTGGAGTGAGCGCACTCGCGCCAACCTCGAAGCGCTCCTGGCAGCCAAAGGGCCACTGATCGCCCGCGCCCTCGGCATCCCAGCAACCCCCGTCGAATTCACAGACGACACGGTCGCATTCCCTTGGTTCGCGTCCATGCCGGGCGATGACACCCGAGACGCGGCGATCACGCTGCTGGCTGCAATCTGCCAGCGCGCCCAGGAGGCCACCCGCATCTCGTCTAAGCCGTCTGCACCTGGCAACGACAAGTACACGATGCGCTGCTTCCTGCTCTCCCTGGGCTTCATCGGCCCCGAACACAAGCAGGCACGCCGCATCCTGCTGGCAGACCTGGAAGGCAACGCCGCTTGGCGCACCCCGACAAGCAGAAAGGAGGACTGACCATGAATCCTGGCCAGCGGGTGTGCCTGATCGCCGCCAGCGACTCGTACACGCATCTGAGTCCTGGCGATAAAGGAACGATCATGTTTGTCGACGACGTAGGAACAGTGCATGTGAACTGGGATAACGGCTCCACGCTCGGCCTCATCCCAGGCGAAGACCTATGGGAATACCCCGAGTGAATCACAGTGATGATGACCGCTATTTTCCTTGAAAATAAGCGGAAAATGACTGGATAAGCACACGCACCTATGGCTGTATGTACATGACCAAACAAGAACAGAAAAGGAGAAAGTCATGGACACGATTGAAGCCCTAGAAACCCAGGTCGCTTGCCGAACGCAAACCTCCCACCACGCGGTCTTAACGGCCTACATGGACACCCAAAAGGCGGATAACGAACTGTTGGATTTCTCCGGAGGGCTCTGTTGCAAAAATCGTGAAGCTTGAGCATGCTTGGCGGAGATTGGACGGACGGAACGATGACGGAT